AGCACCTGAATCGGCGCCTGGAACAGAATCAGGAAAAGCACCTGAATCGGCGCCTGGAACAGAATCAGGAAAAGCACCTGGAACAGAATCAGGAAAAGCACCTGGAACAGAATCAGGAAAAGCACCTGAAGCAGAATCAGGAAAAGCACCTGGAACAGAATCAGGAAAAGCACCTGAAGCAGCAACTGGAATTCCAGTAGCAGAACCAGTATCAAATGAAGACCCAAATATAAATGTACAAATTAATGAAACATCGTTTAATGACACAATTAAACGTGTTGATTTAAGTATATTTATACCCAAGGACGGTACTGTTATTGTTAAAAATTATGCAAAAAATAATGCTAAGGAAACTTTAAATAATCTCTCAGGATTAGGAGTTTAAATAAAATAAAATAAAATAAAATAAAATAAAATTGAATACTTTTATATCAAATATAATCTAATATAAAAGTAAGAAATTAAGATGGTCACAAGTATTTTATTGAACTGTTATTATATAATTACACGATATTTGTCTATTACTAATCATGAGTTTAAAGAAAAATCTAGCGATCCTATTATGATTGAATCATATAAGCAATATGAAGAGATGGACAGAGAGATATATAACCATGAATTAAATTATTATCAAGATGAGAATAATAGTACGGTATATAAGTTGAATAAGTCACATAGTGATACAGTTATTAGTTACAGTTGTGGATATTGTATGTCTAATATTACTATTCCATGTTATATGTATAATGATAGTGTATATTGTAATAATTATTGTCGATCTAAGAAAATGCAAATAGATAAGCAGAAAGAGAATAGATATAAAAGTTGCAGTTTTTAAATAAACGGGATATATCTCATAGTAGCATTATCATATAAAGTTGCTTGAAATGTTGCATCAAGACCGTCTACATATACTGTATCTCCGTTAGATATTTCATCACATCCATATTCATTTGTACAGCTACGAGACTTAAATGATACAGGTAATTTAATAGAGTTGTTTGTATCACTCATGGTATAATATTGCCATTTATCTCTACCTACATATAGTGGTCGTCCCATTAATGGTAATATCATTTCATTTCCATCCATTCGCTTTAATAAACCAACTTGTCTATAATTTGTATCAACAGCCCGTGTATTAATATTAATAGGAATACCGCCTCTAATATCGTGTGATTGTATTACTCGCTCATCCTTAAGAGGTGGAGTATATGGATTCATAAGGACATCATTTTCAACATTAGAAAAAGAGAAACTAGGTCTAGGAAAAATACCAGAATTAGATTCACCTCTATTTTTTATGTTAGTTTCTTCTAATTGAATATTAACATTTGTTTGCTTAGAGTAAATAACATATATTAATCCAAAAAATGCAATAATAATAAATGTAAATGTAAAATTTTCAAAACATACAACACCAGGAGGACATTTTGCCATAATATATATATTATTAACCGATAATAATATAAATCTATTTATTTGTCTTATTCATCCTTCTTTCCACTTAATTTACCAAGCATTCCAGTAATACCTTCTAAATTACCCATATCAAACTTTTCTAAAAAGCCTTCAGCGGTCTTTAATAATGGTTGCATTCCTTGAATATTCTTCATTAATTTTTCTTGTTGATTTAAAAGTGTTTCGGTTTGAGATGTTAAGCCTTCAATACCACCTTCACCGACTGTTTTTTGTAAATTTTTGTAGGCTTCTTCTAATGTTCCAGCATAATCCATTCTAGGCTTTTTAGAAATAGTAGATATTTCTTCAACTTTACTAGATTCTTCTACTACTTCAGTATCTTTAGGTTCTGATGATGAAGCAGATTGTTTCTTATCTTTTACCATTTGTTTTTTATCATCATCATCACTGTCATCATTGCTAGTCATACCTTCTTTAACTACGGAAGGTACTTGAACATAGGTTGTTCTTGTAGATGCGAAAACAGATGTAGCTACAATAGTAGTAATTAATACAATAATCATATTTTTACTAAAGTATGTAGTTAAGAAACCTAGAACTAAAAAGAATGCTACAGCTTCGAGATTTTTAACTAATAAATACCCTAATAAATTTAATATAGCTACAACAAAAACGATATATAACACATTTTTGTCATTTAACACACTATCCATTTTTGGAAATTTAAAATTAAATGTTTTTGACTTAGCCATCTAATATATATTAATAACAGAAAAAATTGATTATCAATATTAATATTAATAATAATCATATTATTTAATATGATTGAGTTAAATTCAAACTACAGATTAGCAATAATGGAATTATATAATCCTTACAAGCATGGGTCTCAAAAAAAAAATAGTGATATATATGGTCAATATATTATTATCGAGAGCATTGATCTAGATGAATTTTATAATAATTTAAAAAATATAAATGATGGTATAGATTATTATCACGAAATGTGCAATGATGATATTCAGAATATTAGAGAGACAAGGGGTATAAATGTTGTAAAACATCCATTTATTAGAAATTATCAAGATATAGTAGCAAATAAAAATATGTATGAAATAAATATTATTCAACCCAAAGATATTACAGTACCGTCAATTTATGATACTTATCCTACAGCTCCATCTGATTATAATACATATAAATCTGGTATTATTAAAACTCATTGGATAAGATTAATTCAGCGAAGATGGAGAGAAATTCAAAAAAAAAGAGATAGTTGTAAAAAGAATCTAACTAATTTAAAGCATCGCGAATTGCATGGTAAATATCCACCTTCGTGTAATATACCATTTAATTTGGGGATCTATTAACTTTAATATAATAATAATATAAATCTATATTTATCAATAAAACAATAGTTAATAACACAATTTTTATTTTAAATTCATGTTGACCATGAAAGTAGTAATATGTTGTAAGTAGAATATACCCAACAAAGTTTAAAATATTAATCATAATATCATAAATATCCATATCAAATTCTTTTTTTGTTTCTTGCCAAGTAAGAATATACGCTGATATAAATATTATTTGTATGATTAAAAAAAATAATGTTTTATATTTCATTAAAATATTATTTTATTTTATTTTATTTTATTTTATTTTATTTATCGTTTTCCCTTACTTTTCTTTCCCTTTCTTCTAGACTTCTTTCCTCTTCTTCTTCTTTGTCCCTTTGTTCTTTTTCCGTATGTGTATCCACCAGCTTGTCCGGCAGGTTTAAATTCAGCAGCACTAGGATTTAGTCCTTTTTTACTTTGAGCAGCAGCGGCGGCAGCAGCAGCAGCAGGGTTTCCGGCAGCAGTTCCGGCCATATCCATAGCACCAGCTATTTTGTCAATGTCTGTTTTTAATAAATTTAATTGTTGTTCTAAAGCATCTGTATTGCTCATAGCATTAATAGTTGTTTTTAATTTTTCAATAGCGGATTGTTGTCTTTCATTAGCATTTTTAATTAACTCTTTGACTTGAGCTTTGGCTTGAGAGCCTTGTCCTTTAATTTTATCAATATTTCCTTGTAATGCTTGTATTTGTTTATTACAGTCAGTAATTAAACCATTTAATTTTTGCTTATTTGCAGTAAGATTTTTAGAAGCTTGTTCTACAGTAGCAGCTAAATCTTGTAGATCAGCCATCTTATTTAAAGTTGATTGGTAATCGTCATTTCCAGTTGCCATTATATATTTAATTAATAATAAAATTTTTATTATTAGTTAAATTAGCCTTTTCTAATTAAATTTGCTAAAGAATTTCTACTTTTACGCAGATTACTCTGAACCTCTTGTATTTTAGGATATACATCTTCTACAGTATATCCAGTATGAGGGTCTATTTCTGCTAATATAATCTCATCTTGATTAATTAAGGTTAAAATCTTCATTAATTCACTTTCTTGATTTTGTAAAACCATATTTATTTGCTTTAATTTCTCTCTACTAGCCTTTGTTGTAGCTTCCATCGTACCTATTTTTTTTTGTCTACTTTCTAATAGTTTATTAATTTCTTCAATAGAAGGATCACTCATCTATATTAGAATTAGAATTAATATATTGATCATTATTATCTACTAAATTATCTAATTCATCTTTAAGAAAACTGATTTCTTTGGTAATTTCTCTCTGTTCATTTCTAGACTCTAGTAATTTATGATCTGTAAGCTGTAAATCCTTTGTAATATTTTCAATATATGAATGCAATTGTTGAAAAAATACAATTTGTCTCTCTTTATTAGAAATAATATGTTTATTATATTTTTCATAATCATCTAAAACTCCTTGAAGTAGGTTATTTTCTCTCTTGTTATGCATTAATTGCCTTCGTTTGAGACATAATAATTTTTTTCTATTTTCTAATTCAGCATTCATTTGAAATATTTTTTTATCCCTTAACGCTAATTCCATCTTATATATAATGAACAAATTATTTCATATGAATTATACCAACATATTACATTTACTACATAACTACATAATCACATTCATTATTAATTAGTATATTATCTACATAATGTAGGCAATAATAATAATTATAAAGATATAAAAATATATACATATAATATTTAGGATGTCCAAATCTATAATTGAACCTTTACTCCAAGATGACGATAGTAGATATGTAATGTTTCCGTTACAAGACCAAGATATATGGCAAATGTATAAAAAACAAGTTGAATGTTTTTGGCGCGCCGAAGAAATTGATTTATCAAAAGATATGGCTCATTGGGAGAGCTTAACTAATCAAGAAAGATATTTTATTTCAATGATTCTTGCATTCTTTGCCGCATCTGATGGAATTGTGTTGGAAAATCTAGCCTCTAGATTCATGGGTGAAGTGCAACTATCAGAGGCACGTGCGTTTTATGGATTTCAAATTGCTATGGAAAATATTCATAGTGAAACATATAGTCTATTAATTGATACATATATTAAGGATAGGGAAGAAAAAATGACATTATTTAAAGCCATAGATAATTTCCCATGCATTAAAAAAAAGGCAGATTGGGCTATAAAATGGATTAATGATAAAAGAAGTTCATTTGGTACAAGACTTATAGCATTTGCATGTATTGAAGGTATTTTCTTCTCAGGTGCATTTTGCTCCATTTTTTGGCTTAAAAAGCGAGGTTTAATGCCTGGATTAACATTTTCAAATGAACTTATTTCTAGAGATGAGGCATTACATACTGAATTTGCTGTATTATTATATAGCAAATTAAATAAAAAAGTTAGTAAAAGTAAAATTTTAGAAATTATAAAAGAGGCAGTAGAAATTGAAAAGGAATTCATTTCTGAGGCATTACCATGCAGGCTTATTGGAATGAATTGTGATCTAATGTGTCAATATATCGAATTTGTTGCTGATAGACTAGCTGTACAGTTAGGACAAGATAAGTTATACAACACTAACAACCCATTTGATTTTATGGAAATGATAAGTATCGAAGGAAAAACAAACTTTTTCGAAAAGAGAGTTGCTGAGTATGCATTAGCAGATAAAACAAAAACAGAAGATGTCTTTGATTTTGGTGACGACTTTTAAATCTTTAGTTATGTAATTATTTAAAACGAATTTTTATATTTATATTATAATGTGTGGAATTTCAGCAATTATCTGTAAAAATAAATATAATAATTCAATACAACTTCTAGTACAAAGTCTTGCACAATTACAAAATAGAGGATATGACTCATTTGGTATGTCATCCATTGCAGACAATAATACATTTCATATACATAAAAAAGCATGTATCGATCAAAATGAAGAGCATTTTAAATCGTTTTCTAGTGAATTACAAGAAGTAACATCTAATATGTCTATGGGTCATACACGATGGGCTACTCATGGTATAATTTCAGAGGCAAACGCTCATCCACATGTATCACATTCTGGTAAATTCAGTTTAATACATAATGGTATTATAGAAAATTATATCAGTATAAAAAAAGAATTATTGGATCTTGGTTTTATATTTAAATCCGATACTGATAGTGAGGTTATTGCTAATTTAATTGACTACTATTATAATCAACAAAAACTAGACATAAAAGATGCTATTAACATGACAATTGGTAGATTAGAAGGCACATATGGATTAGTAATTCAATGTATAGACAATCCATCATCGATGTATATTATTCGTAACGGATCACCTATTTTAGTAGGAGAAAATGAAAATTATATAATAGCAACATCAGAAGCCTCTGGATTTTTAAATCAAATGACTAATTATTTCGTGATAGAAAATAATGATTTGGTTGTTCTTTCTATTGATGGTGGTATTAGAAGCAATATTATATATAAACATGTAAAATCACAAAATACTTCATATGATTTGACACCACACCCATACGAACATTGGACTCTTAAAGAAATAATGTACCAGCCACAATCATTATTAAATTCACTTAATAACGGCGCACGCATATTCAAGTCGCAAATAAAATTAGGTGGATTAGATTATATTAAGTCATATATAGACAATATTGAAAACATCATTTTTATGGGCTGTGGAACAAGTTTGAATGCATGTCATATTGGAAGAATATATTTAAAATCATTATCACTTGTAAATAACATTCAGTGTTTTGATGCGGCAGAATTTGAATTTACTGACATACCTTTATCTGGAAAAACATTATTAGTTATGTGCAGTCAATCTGGGGAAACAAAAGACTTACATAGAGTTATTCAAATAATAAAGGATAAACCCAATATTATTACAATGGGTGTTATTAATGTAGTTGATTCGCTTATTGCTCGTGAGGTTGATTGTGGAATTTATATGAATGCAGGTAGAGAGGTTGCTGTTGCATCTACAAAATCATTTACAAGCAGTCTATTAGTTTTTAAACTATTTTCGTTATGGTATTTTCAAAATAAACAAATCAATTTAAATAAATGTGCTATACAAAACATTCGCAATATTAGTAGTCAAGTTGATACTATAAATAGTAACATTAACAGTTTGATAAGTGACAATAATATATCATTATTAAATAAAGAAAATGTCTTTATATTGGGAAAAGGAAAAATGGAACATATTGCGAAAGAAATGGCTTTGAAAATGAAAGAAATATGTTATATTCATGCAGAAGGTTATTCTGGAAGTGCATTAAAACATGGTCCATTTGCTCTTTTAACACCAGGATTTCCGGTAATATTAATTATTGACAAAGATAATGAAGACAAGATGTGGAACGTATATAAAGAAATCGAAAGTAGAAAAGCAAATATATTAGTCATCAGTGAAATAAATAATTTAGAATTAGACTCAACTAACTATATAATTGTTCCCGAAAACAAGGAATTACAAGAAATATTATTCATTACTATATTACAACATATATGCTATAGGTTGGCATTGAAGAGAGAAATTAACCCAGATAAACCAAGAAATCTTGCAAAAGTGGTTACAGTAGAGTGAATTATACTCGAATATTATCTAAATTATTAATATTTATATTTAAACATTATTGTATAGATATTAATATTGAATGACTGATTCTACTACATGTAACAAAATTGCCTTTATTACTGGTATTACAGGACAAGATGGATCTTATTTGGCCGAATTACTTATCAAAAAAGGTTATAAAGTATATGGTATTGTTAGGAGAACCTCTTTACTATTCTCGCATACTCGTCTAGATCATATTAGAGATAATATACATCTTGAGTATGGTGATCTATCCGACGGATCGTCATTAACAAATTATATTACAAAAATGACAAGAGAAAACGAGAATTTTAAAGTATTTGAAATATATAATTTAGCAGCACAAAGTCATGTTAAAATTTCTTTTGAAATTCCTGAATATACTTCACTTATTGATGGACTTGGAACATTGAAGATATTGGAGGCAATTCGTACATTACCAGATGATATTCGAAAGAAAACAAAATTTTATCAAGCTGGTACAAGTGAAATGTTTGGAGATGTTTTGGAAAAACCACAAAAAGAGACAACACCATTTAATCCTCAATCTCCATATGCGTGTGCAAAAGTTTATAGTCATTTTTTAGTGAATAATTATCGCGATGCTTATCAAATATTTGCATGTAATGGAATTTTGTTTAATCATGAAAGTCCGAGAAGAGGAGAAAACTTTGTTACTATGAAGATTGTGAACGGTGTCAAGAAAATTATAGAAGAAGAAACACAATATGAAAAAGACATGAAAGTAATAAATGGTGGTGAACACGAAAGTATTTTTCATAATGATAATTACGAGGAAAAAAGAATAAAGAAACCTGACTATGTATTGACTCTTGGAAATATTGATAGTAAGCGTGACTGGGGCCATTCAAAGGACTATGTCTATGGAATGTGGCTCATGCTTCAACAAGATAAATCAGATAATTATGTATTGGCTACTGGCAAAACATATACTGTAAGAGATTTCATTGAGAGATGTTTTGCCAAAGTTGGTAAAGAAATTGAATGGCAAGGTGAAGGTATTGAGGAAGTAGGTAGAGAGAAATCAACCGGTAAAATATTAGTCAAAATCGATGAAAAATATTTTAGACCTTGTGAAGTGGAATTCTTATTGGGTGATGCAACAAAGGCAGAGACTGAGTTAGGATGGACTCGTGAATACGATTTGGATAGATTGATTGATGATATGATGAAGTGAAAATTATATTTAATACAACTATTATATAAAAGGATTTTCTATTATTATTTAATGTTGAGTATTCAATCATGGACAGGACGTACAGGCAATAATATATTACAGATAATTAGGGCAATACATTATGCTATAATAAATAGCCATAATTCAATTCAATTTCAGAAACATTCATTACTAACTTCAAATATCATTACATTAGAAAATATAGAAAATAGTGATAAATCAACGATTAATGATACATTTTTTTCTTTAAAAAAATATAATATTACTGACCCAGAACCATATGTTATGAAAGAGTATTTTCAAAAATATATTAAACCTATATTTAAAATTAAGAGCAATATTATTCTTGATGATGAT